CTATAAAGTTGTTGAAGGGGGGGACGGTAGCATTCCCAACGCATCCGACTCCCTTTGTGATTGGAACTTCCATAATTGCATTTTATCGTGCAAAATGCTCGACTTTCCAAGCCATAACATTTCATCGTCTCATAGTTTTGGACTCATAAACTGCGAGTTTATAATTAGCAAAAAGGGGGTCGCTACGCTCCGCGTTGCCACTGACAACCCCTTAAATGTCTCCTCTATCTGTATGGTGTACGGATTCTTCCGCGAATTACTATCGAGACACTCTGACGGCTACTATGATATGAAAGACGTCTATATCCGTACGATTGAGTTCAACAAAGACTATTCCAACCTCCGATTGGACGGTTTAAGGTGTTTGACCATTGACAGCCTTATCCAACAATTCAAGATATATCAGAAAAAACTCGGGATGCGAATTGAACACAAGACCAAAGTGAACTTCACTGTTGAGAACATTGTTGACATGCTTACCAACAATCCCAATAGCCTTGAATCCAACCTGAAATTGACAGCCCAGAAAGAACAGCTTGACCGATTGACCAAGGCAACAGCGAACAACACTGAGATACTGATGCGTATTATTAGCAACCTTAAAGGTGGCCAATAATGCCAAGGAAAAAGCGAGACAAATGTACTCTATGCAGCGAGTTGATATATAACCGACCCAAAGGTTGTATCTATTGCATTGAATGTGTTGCACCAATAAAGTATGCCCAAATACAATGGTTCAATGAAAAAAAGAGGGCATCACAATGATTGACTTGACTCAATATTGGAAATGTAACTTTTGCCAACGTATCAACTCGTGCTACGATACACATTGCACTTGCAAGAAGACCAAAATACTAAGCCATCAACTTGGCATTAAGAGGCTAATAAATGCAGACTAAACAAATCAGATGTGGACAATGCAAGAAGCTTAACCCCAAGCGATGGAAAGATTGTGAACATAGATGGAAGCGAAGCGATGAATCTTATGATCATGCGAAAAAGCATGAACACTGCCTCGACAAGCAGAAGGTGAAGGAAGCTATTGAGAAAGCGAAAGAGTTTGATAATTTTAATCATTCACCAACATTTATACAATTTTTAAAAGAAGAGCTGGGACTGGAACAATGAGCGTTGAGAAACTCGAGCGTGTGATGTGGCGTTTAAGGAAACGCCATCCAGGTGACCCTTGCCCTACTTGGATGCAATTAAAAGTCTGTATCATGTATGAATGTGGTACAGATGATAGAACCTATTACATGAACAGAAAGGCACTAATTACACTTGGATGGATTAAAAGCAACCCTCACACTAAGAGTAGGCTACTAATTACAGACAAGGATTTAGAAGAATCATGACTCACCCTGGCGAAATGCCTCGCTTCGCTCTGTAATCAATCAGTGCTAACCGACCTTGGTCGGTTGCTGTCCTCGTACAGCCGCACCAATACGTCTCTATGAGCACCTAGAGACGATTGTCTGCACAAATCAACATTGGTTCGCTACTATTCGTAGTGTCACAAATGCCGCTTTGCACCGATGATTGATTACACCCCGCTGTCGCTACCTCCCACCCCCCCCAATGTGGGTCGCTTCGCTCCCCCCCCCACCACCCCCCCACCATGTGTATATGTATGTATAGCGAATCTTGATTGGTTTGAGTGGGTGGGTATGGCTAGGTGTCCATAAATTTTTATATTAAGTAAAGAAAATCCTTGAGTCACGCCGTCTCATAGGATTCGATAAACATCAACGGCGTGGAGAAACAGAATGGAATATGAATACTTGACCCGAGACGATTGGGAATTGACATTAAAGGAATTGAAAGGACAGAGAGTAATGCACTCACTCCAAATCTCTATCTTAAACGACAGCATCGCCGCCGCTGAGAAGCGAGTCAAAAGCTTCCCCCCTAAGGTAGAACCTACTATTATGAGTAAGAAAGCATACGATAGGATGAAGAAGAAAGACGGACTGATAAGACAGAGGACTCCATGAGTAAATACACTTTCAAATGGGACAACTGGCAGCAACAAGTTCTAAATGAAAAGGGAAACATTACGATACGGTCTGGGAGACAGGTCGGGAAGTCCGAGGTAATTTCAGAGAAAGCAAAAAAGTTCGCTGAAGAAAACCCCGGAACTACGACTATGATTATCGCTGCTTCGCAGCGACAATCATCCCTCTTATTCGAAAAAGTTAGAAACCGGTTTGACATGGAGAACACTGTCTATGCCGAGAAACCGACCCTTACCAAAATTGTATTACTTAATGGAAGCAAGATATACTCACTTCCTGCAGGACGTACAGGTTATTTTATTAGAGGGTTTACTATTGATATGTTGATTGCAGATGAAGCAGCTTATATCCCCGAGACTGTTTGGAACGCTGTTATCCCAATGATAGCAGTATCTAGGAAGACACGAGGTATGGGAATCCTTGTTCTCCTATCCACTCCTTTTGGGAAAGGCGGATTCTTCTATGACACATTTACAGACAAAGACTTCCGAAGCTTCCACGCATCAAGCGAGGATTGTAAACGGATTCCAAAGAAGTTCTTGCAGAAAGAGAAGCTGCGAATGACTAAAGCCCAGTACCGCCAAGAATACATGGGCGAATTTACTGAGGAATGGAATCAATTTTTTCCGACCGACCTTATCAAGAGCTGTATGACATTCATAGAATGGAACAAGAAAACTGACTCTATTGATGGCGGCAACTTCTATTTAGGTCTAGACCTTGCCCGATATGGTGGTGATGAGATTGCTTATGCTATTGTTGAAGAACACAAGAATAAGCTGCGGTGTGTTAAGGTGATCACCCAAGAAAGGGTGGGCACCACACACACAGTTGGACAGACCGCTATCATTGATTCCAGTTGGAAATTCCGCCGTATATTCATAGATTCCGGTGGTCTAGGTGGAGCGGTCCTTGACCAGATGAAAGAGAAGCTAGGCACTAGGCGTATTGTGGGTTTGGACAACTCGAGCAAAGGCATTCAAGTTGCCGGAGAAGAAAAGAGGACAAAGATTATGAAAGAAGACCTCTATTCAAATCTTCTGATGCTTCTCGAGACAAAGCGAATAAAGTTAATTAGTGACCTTGACCTACTGCGAAGCTTGAAAAGTATAACTTTTGAATATACATCTAACAGAAAAATCAAGATTTTCGGCGTATATTCTCATTTAACCGAGGCATTAGTGAGAGCATGTTGGTGCTTGAAAGATAAAGGGCTAAGTATCTACGTTTATTAGTTGTTTTTTTCTTTTTCATAAACTTTAAATTCATAAATTACTTATAGTAGTAAGATTTTAGGTATATTATGGCAGATGCAGGACAATTCGCACAAGATGCAGACATATTATTGAGAGTAGGAACTAATGCAAGTGCTACAGTTAAGGCGGCAGGATGGTTTGACAAAATAATTCTAGATGTTGAAGCCATTATTAATGTAATGACTCGGTATGACTGGAGTACCGCAGATGCCGCCACTACGCTCAATACAACAGTTAGAGGCATACTAACAGATACCGGTGCATGTTTAGCCGCTATAGAGGGCATTACGTGGGACATGAGCGGCTTCACAACAAGGACAGAAGCGGAAGACATGATAAACGTGCTTCGAGACACAGCATTAAGGAATTTATCAATATTGAGAGACAAGAAGAACCAAAAGTTTATGATAGAGGCTTAGATGGTTTTCGAGCATGACTATGAAAACTTCCCGGAACTTAGCAACTCCCAAATGGAGCAGCTCCAATACACCAGCCCACACGAACAAATAACGAGAGACTTTAGAGCGACAGTGGTCAAAGTGCATGATGGTGACACAGTTACTCTTAAAACAGGATTCAGAGATTTTGATTTTCCCCTTAGGCTTTTGGACATAGATGCCCCCGAACTATCCGAGGGTGGCGACGAGGCTAGAGATTGGTTAAACACAAAGATACTAAACGCAGAAGTGGACATCTTGATAGACCCAACTCAGAGAGTCGGGAAATACGGCAGATTACTCGGGAGAGTACTACATAATGGAATGGACGTTGGGCAAGAGCAGCTACATCTTGGGCTAGTAAAAGAATTCGGAAGCAAAAAGGAGGGACAAGTCCCACCAATCGATAAGGTATTCAATAAGAAACAATGGCAGGTTTAAATTTCGGCGGAAGTGGAATGTTTCCAAACGTAGGACTCCAAGACGATATAGGATTACTTAAAGACAGATGGGCGCAGGAGGGCAGCACTTTAATAAATTTGACTTTCAGTACTGGCGGCGATGCCACAGTTTACACAGTCACAGCGGGAAAAATTCTATATATCCAAGCTTTATTATCTGCACCAGACGGAGCAACAAAAGACTCATACCAATTAAAGACAGGCGTAGCGGGAAGTGATAAAGTCGAGGTTATTTATGGACAAGCTACCGGCGATTTAACATCAATCACATTCAACCCGCCGCTATCATTCGATTCAGAAATATATTTAAACGAGATTGGAGATGCAAGTGGGACTTGCACATTAACAGGGTGGGAAGAAGATGCAAATTAAAAGCCACGAATTAACTGACAATGGTATGATACGGATTAAAACAAAAGACCCCGACGGGACATTTGTTTATTTTGCCGACAAGTTCGACTCAATCGAGGAACTCGAAGCAGAGATAAATAAAAAAATTATTCAGAATGACAAAATAAAGAAAATGAAGAAAGACAAAAAAGACAAATTGGAGAGTGAACTAGATGCCGGATACTAATATTGGAAGCTCAATTGCTTCAGACGTTGCAAACGCAATAACAGCCTACTCAGTAGATCCAGTTAGCACAGACGGAATAAACTCAGAGGGAGAAACAACTTACCAAAATACTGATTGGTCTCAAGACTACGGATTCTATTTAACAATACCCGAATTCAAGATTGCAGTTGATACAAAAGCCACTTGGACAGTTGGAGCAGGATATGAGACAGACGATGCAACAGAAGCTTTACTTATGACAATCAAAGGCAACGGGAAAGACTCATTCAATTCAATATTGAAGAACATGATTAAAGTAAAAACTATTAGCAAAGATTCATTTTCAGAAATTATCAGAGATGATACGCAAACGATGATAAATTTAAAACCTCTAGACCCCGAAAGTATGGTCATTGTTCAAAATCATCAAGGCAGAATAAAGAGGTATGAGCAAGTTTCAAAAAGTAAGACACCTAATAAGAAATTTAAGCCTGAACAAATATTCCATTTATCGCATGAGCGTATCGCAGACGAGATACACGGCACTAGAATAATTGATTCTCTTAAATGGCTAATCCTTGCCAGAAATGAAGCGATGAATGATTGGAAACGAGTCTTGCATCGGAACATAGACCCTCTTTGGATATTCCATTTGGACACAGACGATGCGACAGAGGTTGCAGCATTCAAAACCAAGATGGATAATGCCAGGGGAAATGGCGAAAATATGTATATTCCAAAAGGGGCAGTTGTTCCCGAGTTGGTAACTACCGCCGTCAATTCAACATTGAACCCACTAGCATGGATTAACCAGTTGAACGATTACTTTTTCCAAGCTGTCAATGTTCCTCAGATAATTGTTGGTAACGCAAAAGAGTTCACTGATGCAAGTGGAAAGATTGTATATTTATCATACGAGCAGAGCGTCAAAGGAGAGCAACTGTATATCGAAGAACAAGTCCTATACCAATTAAATCTCGAGATAGAATTAACATTCCCTGCAAGTTTACAAAACGAGCTAATCAGTGACGAAGCAAAACAGCCCGAGCTACAAGCATCACAACCAAACGACACGACGGCAGAATTGGAGGGGAAAGAATGAGTGAGATTCTTGAAGCAGTAAAAACAGTCGGTTTCCCTATCGTAGCTTTCTTGTTGATGTTCTATCAACAGACAACGACAATCAAAGCTAATACAGAAGCCATCAAAAACTTAACAATAAGTCTAAGGGTGAAAAAGTAAATGGTAGACATGAGAGTAGCATCTGCAAAAAAAAGGAGAGAAGCAAGGACAAGCGGCGGAAGTTCAAGCAGCAGCAAAAGTAGCAGCAGCGGTAATAAAAGCACATCAACGAGCAAAAGCACAGTCCCAAAATTTACATCATTTGCAAAACAGCCACTACCCCAATCTAAAGCAGTTCCCGACTTCGCATCATTTGGAAAAAAGCCGCTACCTCAAAGCCAAGCCCCAACAAGCCAAAGACCACAGTCACGAAACATAAGCAATAGTATAAGTGCAGCTTCAAACACTCCGACAGGGAGCAGCAAATTAGAACAGTTCGGGCAGAAAGTTAAGACAGCCGCTAAAGGTTTTGGTAGTGACGTTGATAGATATTTAAACAGCGACCAGTCAGATGATTATAAGATTGCAGAAATCAAAGCCCAACAGTTTGGGTATGAAACATTAACCCAAAAAGAGAAAGATGATTTATCAGTCAGATTCAATATGGAACTCCCAGTATTTGGAGTCAGTAATAGTATGCTAAAACAAGCCCGAAGAACTAAAGGACTTTCCCAAGCTGCAAAAACTATCGAAGCCGCAGCACTAAGGAGAGCAACAATTCTAAGGAGAGGAGTCGAAACAAAATTAAAGCAAGGTTCACTTGAAGCCATGAAA